AAAACAAGAGATGGTCAAGATGCTAGTGTAAAACATTACACTAAAATAAAAGCTACAGATTTTAATCAAATCATTAAAAAGTCATCTAAAATAAAAATAAATCATACAAAAAATGAGGAGTATCAGTCTTTGATCAATAGTAATGAGTACATAATTAATGATATATTTTGGTTAACCAAAAAAGATAAAGATACTAATAAACCTATTATTGTTGAAATAAAAGATGATGGTGAAAATATTGCTTTGACTAAAGCAAAAAAATGGTTAAATAAAAAAGGTAAATGGAGTTTTGTATCAGTTATTCCACAAAATGCAAAAATTGAAAGAGCATAATGAAGTATTTAAAAAAATGGTTTCTTTATTTAGAAGATTTTGAAATCGGTGATACAGACACATCTGATATAAAAATGGCAAAAGAAAAGTTAAATACACTCAGAAGACAAATAGATGAATTTAATAAAAAGTATCCAGAAATAGATATTGCTTATAAAACCAATGATGATAAAAAAATTTCCGCTATGGAAAAAAATCTATTTGGAAATACTGATGTTAAATCAGGACCAGATAGAAATGAATTTTTAGTAAAATATTTAAATATTGCTAAAAAGAAAAGAGAAATTGAGAAAAACACAAATAAGATAGCTTCTGATAATATCGATCTTGTAAGATCAAAAGATATTATGAACGTGACTACTGATAATGAGATAAAAAACAGATATAATCAAAGTGTTATCCCAAGTATCAAGAAAAATATAGATTCTTCAAAGAACAAAATAAAGAATAATGAAAAAGATATTAATCTACAAATAACTCAAATTCAAAAAGAAATGAGTGATAGACAGAAAGAATTGATGGAATATATCAAGAAAATAGAAAGTCAAGAGAAAAAGTAGAAAAATATCATTTTTTACACTTTATATATACACTAAGTATAAAAAATTAAAATAAAAATATGGCAATTCAAATTGGAAAATACAAAAGACCAGGAATCTTTTTAGAAGAATTTGATAACTCTGTTATTGCTACACCTCAGATTGAGGGTATCACTAACTTGGTGATTGGTGTGTCAAGAAAAGGACCAGTTAATACTCCTATTAGAATAACTACTGTATCGGATTTAGAGTCTGTTTTTGGTGGTTTAGATAGAGTATTAGAAAGAAAAGGTTCCTTCTTTCACAGAACAATATCAAAAATGTTAGAAAGCTCTCCTGTTTATGCAATGAACTTATTATTAACAGACGATAATTTAGATAAAATTGAATACCAATCTTTATCAACTTCTTCTGATTATAATAACGACATTGAAAGAGAAGGAGCTTATAGAAGATTCTTCGACGCGAGCGGTTTCTGGAAAAGAGATACTGAATCTTTCATAAATTTAACTAAGTCTACACTTGGTTATAATGATAGATTATTAAATTTAACAAACTTATCAGATAGATACTCAACAGTTTTTATCTTCAAATCTAGTTTATCTGGTTTTGATAGAACACTAATTGAATGGTATGGTTCTACTGAGAAAGTACCTACGTATGTTAGTCCAAAAGACTGGGCATCTGATTATATGGTTGATGTTGTTATAGTTGCTGGTGACTGGTCAAATTACAAATCTTTGTCACTTGATCCAAGATGGAGTTTATATTTCAACGCTGATGGTCTTAAAAAGGAACAAATTAGAAACTTTGCCAACGACAGAAATGTTACTTTACTTTCATACTATGAAGGACTTTCTTTAATTCCATATTTCAGAGATGGTAACGGTAGAAATATTTTTATTGAAACAACTTTAAATAGAGATACTGATAAAACTGGAATTTTCTGTGCATTTAATAATGATTTAGCAGAAACTGATTATTTTAACGGTAAAATTGACTTAATTGGTCATACAATTGCTGGTAAAAATGAAACTCAAATTAATTTCCTTTCTTATAATGAGGTTATTGCTGAAGAGGTTGAATTTACTACAGTTCCACTTGACTTACCAGGTAACGTAACTGCTTTAACAGGTACATTCTCAAATGCTAATCACTTCTTTGGATCACCAAAAACTACAGGTGTTCAAACTAACAGTAAATACAGAACTTCTTGGTTCTCTGAGGGTTATGTTAATGGAGTTACAGGAACAACAGCATCTGTTGCAACTTCTTCAATTTCTATTACATATGGTATTACTAATAACTCATATACTGTAATTGGAGATCAATATGTTCCAGTTTCAGCAACAGGTTCATTATCTTTATTACCTACTGACTACACACTTAGTGCTAATATGGCTACTTACTCTTCTGCATTTGTATTAGATTCTAGTGGAGCTTTTAAAACATATAACACATCAGTTAAGGATACATTTCCAAGTGTTGCATCTACGGATATAGTACTTTCTTATGTTACATTTGGAGTTCAAAATGGAACATTCTCATCAATAACTCAAACAAACGTTTCTTTAGACAATATTGGATTCATAGGTTTAGTTCATGGTACATCATCTTCTAATTTTGCTGGAAATGATTCAGATTATTATGTAGAAGATTTAACAAATGGTTCTATAAAAGTTACTTTTATAAAAACAGCTTCATCTCCTCTTACTAAAAGTTATAAACAATACAGAAGATTTAAAATGTTTAATAAATTGGTTTCTTTATTAGATAGCTCTGACAAAGATAAAATGGTTATGGCTTTACAACCATCTGGTGGTGATTATTTAGGTCCATTGTTGGGTAATGAAAAAGTTAGTTTATCAGGGATGACAGTTACAAATGTTGTAACTAGTACAACTGAAAATAAATCATTTGTTTTAAATACTGGTTTATCATCTTCAAGTTTATCTTATGTATTACAAGGTTTCTTATGTTTCTATACATTAGATAATGAGTTTACTTTAGGAACTGAAGGTTTTAACACAAGATTAACATCTGCTACAGCATCTTATGGTATCGTAGCACCTTATTCTAAATTCTATACACAATACTACAATGGTAATATTAATACCGAAGATTACTTCTATAACAATAGAATTCCGGATGAAGTACTATCAATCGGTGGATCAGTTAGTGTAACTTTCTTTGATGGTGAAACTGATAAATCTATAACAGGACTTAATACTGGTATAACTTCATCATTTGCTGGTTATGATTATATCTTAATAAATTCTTCAGAACCTCTGATATTAGAAATAGAAAAAGTAATTTCTGTAAGAGGCGCTCAAACTAATGTTGGTACATTTACAATAATGTCTGATGATTTAACCTCTGCTACATCAAACGTATCAAATAAGTTTACAAAAGCAGATGGTTCTACTTTATCTAATACTTATATTTATAGAGTTACTGAAGAAACTTCTTATGAGGTAGTTACTGATGTTAAAATGATTAATGATCACTCTGACTATACACACTATTTAAAAATGTATTTAGATGGATCTACATTAAATGTAACTTTCAGAGATGAAACATTGGAGTCATTGGAAATTCTTAGAACTTTTTCTGGTGGTCAATACCTAGTAGCTGGTGATGTTAAATCTACTAATACATTCTATGTTCACTCACAAGATTCAAACTATAAACAAACTATAGAAATCGAAAATGGTCAAACTGGTTATGTTGTAGTTCCAAATAAGATACTTGTCAATGGTTCAAGATTTACTGAAGTTAGAGTAGGTGATTTCTTAGAAGCTGATTATGATATCAACCTTTTAAATAATGGAGAGTATCCAAGAAAACTTACAAGAATTTTAGGTAAGAAACAATACTCTGGTAATACTTCATTAGTAGAGATAACTTGTGACTCGTCTATTAAGAAAGTAAACTTTAACGGTGATTATCAAACTAAGAGATATAAATCAGTTGATGTTTATGCAAGTACTTATAAAGCAATATCTTTAAAAGGATTTAGAATTAGAGAAGCTTCTATGCCTGATGGAACTGAAGTTAGACAAAACTCAATTCTTAACTTAGTTGCTAAAGGAACTCCTTTATTCAAAGCATTAACTAATAAAGAAGCTTTAGACTTCAGATACTTAGTTGATTCATTTGGATTAGGTTTAATAGAAAGATCTAAACAACAATTACTTGATATTTGTGGTGATAGAAAAGATTCATTTGGTTTCTTAAATATGCCTTCTATGAAGTCATTTAAAAACTCATCATCTCCATCATTTGTTAACGCTGAAGGATCATTATTAACTGAGTTAGTAGCTCAAGGTGGTGATGTTGAAGCTGGACCAACTTTCCTTTACTCTTTTGGTGACGGAGAAGGTACAACTTGTGTAGGTTACTTCTTACCTTACTTAACAGTAAATGATAATGGTAGACCACTTGAAATGCCACCAGCATCTCACGTAGCTACTACATATATGAAAAAACATATCTCTAGTTTAGGTGGAATCACTCCTTGGACAATTGCGGCTGGTGTTACTAATGGTAGAATTACTAACATTGCTGGTTTAGAAATGGACTTTACACTTACTGATATTGAAAACTTAAATCAAGCTCAAATGAATCCAATCGTTTTCAAAAGAAATAGAGGTAATGTAATTGAAACTGAGAATACAGCTCAAACTCTTTACAGCTCAGCTCTTTCTTACATTCACGTAAGAGAGGTGTTAATTGAACTTGAAAGAGAATTATCAAGAATGTTATTAGACTTCCAATGGAGCTACAACACACCAGATATTAGATCTGAGATTAAACTTAGAGCTGATTTAATTTGCGAATCTTATGTAAGCAGAAACGGTTTATATAACTACTTCAATAAAATGGATGAGGAAAACAATACACCAGAGATTATTGATAACCAAATTGGTGTTCTTGATACATACGTTGAACCAATTAAGGGTATGGGAATCATTGTTAACAATGTTACAATACTCAGAACTGGTGCTATTGCAGCAGGTGGATTCCAATAAATATAACTAAAAATAAAAAAGTCCCAAAGAAATTTGGGACTTTTTTTATTCAAAAACAAATATAGGAGTATTTAATATATATGTTAAAAGGTATGTATTATGAATTTATTAATATTTAAACAAGATGATTCATCTGGTAGAATGTCCAAAGAGTCTTATATTTTAAAGAATTATAAAGAGGAGTATGATTATATAATTGATTATTGTATTAATCTAAATTTAGAGGAAATTCCATTTAAAGAAAAGGTTTATATATCAATAAATAAGTTAAATAATACACCAATTTGTAAAAATCCTAATTGTATAAATAAAGTTAAGTTTAAAAATTCAACAATAGGGTATTTAGAATATTGTAGTAGAAAGTGTATATCGTCTGATCCAAATATCATTAAATCAAAGGAGTTAAAATCATTAGAGAAATATGGAACAAAATCACCATCACAATCCAAATTTATAAAGGATAAATCAATTAAGACTAATTTAGAGAGATATGGTGAAAAATCAGCAATGTGTCTTTTAGAAACACAAGATAAGTCAAAGCAAACGTTATTTAAAAACTACGGAGTTGTTAATCCAAACCAATCAATCGATATATCAAAGAGAAGAATAGAGTCATTCAAGAAAAGTAATTATAAGGATACATATAAAAAAACATCTTTAGATAAATATGGAGTTGATCACCCATGGAAGAATAAAGAAATACATAAAAAGACGATAGATTCTTTCTATAACTCATATAGGAATAGAATTAATGATAAAATTGATAATAATAATTTTATATTCATAGACTTCCAAAAAGGAATAACAACAAAATTGTTATTTAGATGTGATAAATGTAATAGTAATTTCGATATACTACCATATCAATTTTATTACAGAATAAACAATGGGGTTAGTATTTGCACAAATTGTTTTCCAATATCAGAAAATTCATCTATATCACAAATGGAAGTTTATAACTTTATTAAAGAAGTTTATAATGGTGAAGTTATATTGGATTGTAAAAACATAATCAAACCTTATGAAGTTGATATCTATCTACCTGATATAAAATTAGGATTTGAGTTTAATGGTGTTTGGTGGCATTCAGAAAAGTATAAAAATGAAAATTATCATTTGATGAAATATAATTTATCAGTTTCTAATGATATTAATTTAGTAACAATTTGGGAGGATGATTGGGTAACAAAAAGAGATATTTGTAAATCTTTTATTTTAAATAAATTAGAAAAGACTAAAAATAAAATATATGCTAGGAAATGTTCTATAAAAGAAATCTCATATAATGAATCTAAAGACTTTTTAGAAAATAATCACTTACAGGGTGATTGTAAATCATCAATAAGAATTGGATTATACGATATGGATAAGCTGGTAACATTAATGACTTTCTCAAAACTAAGATTGCCACTACAAAGAAAGGAAAGTAATAGAAATAAAGAAAAGAATTATGAGTTGACTAGATTCTGTAATAATACTCACACAAATGTTGTGGGTGGCGCTTCTAAATTAATGAAATATTTTATCAAAAAATATGATCCAATACAAATCGAGACATATTCAGATAATCTAATATCAAATGGAAACTTATATAAAACTTTAGGTTTTAAATACTCACACACATCAAAACCAGGATATTGGTACGTGGTTGATGGCATCAGAGAACATAGATTTAATTGGAGAAAACAAAAGTTAATACAAATGGGATTTGATATTAATAAAACTGAAGAAGAGATAATGAGCGAGATAGGGTATTATCGAATCTATAATGCTGGTAATAAAAAGTGGATTTATAGAATATTTAAGGAAGAGTTTGCTTAAGGAAGACATGAAACTTGAATATATACCAAAAAAGAAAACAGATTTATGTCAAATAATGAAATGAATGAAGAAGACTACTTAAAAAGACATCTTCAAGATTTAGATGATGGTAAAAAAGCGGTTAATCAACAGATTAATAGTGATATACCATATCAACAACAACCACAAGTTGATAATGTGAGAGTTTCTGATTTACAATACTTTAATTTTGATATTAGAGAATTACCTTGTGGTCAATTTTATCCAAGTGGAACTTTGTTTATGATTAGACCGGCTCAAGTTAAAGAAATTCAAGCTTACTCAATGGTTGACGATCAAAACTTTTATGATATAGTTGAAAAAATGAATGATATGCTACAAGCTTGTGTAAGAATAAAATACGCTGATGGTAGAATCGCATCATATTTAGATATCAAAGACCAAGATAGATTATTTTTAGTATTTTTAATTAGAGAATTAACTTTTCAACAAGGTAATGGTTTATCGGTAAATGTTAGATGTTCTTGTGGAGAAGAAAATTCAGTTGAACTTAAAAAAGATAATTTTGTTTATCATGAAATTGATGAGAAGTTAGGTAAATTTTATAATAAAGGTACTGGTAGTTATCAATTTCAAACTATCAATAATAAGTCATTTGAATTAACACCACCTAATATTGGTTTACAAAAAGCTTTTAGTGATTATATCTTACAAGAAAATAACGAGAAAAGAACTCCAAATTTAGCATTCTTGAAAATTATACCTTTTATGTTATCTGGTAGAAGCCACATAACATATGATGGAATAAAAGCGAAATTAAAAGACTTTGAAAGTATGGATGATATCTCATTCCAATTTTTGAATGCTGCTGTTGGTAAAATGACTTTTGGAATTAAAGAATTAAAAAAGATATGCTCGTGTGGTGAGGAGGTCCACACAGATATGCAGTTTCCCAACGGAGCCTCAGGTATTTTCGTTATTCATGATGCCTTTGAAGCATTTATTAAAGAATAAGTTAATGCTACAAAAACATTTTCACACACAGGAATGGGCAATGGATAATTGGCCATTCTGGATGTTTGAAGAAAATATCAAATTAGTAAATGAAATAATTGAAGAAGAAGATAAACAAAGAAAACAAGATGAGGATTCACAAAGATCAGGTATGCCAGATACAAGTTCTATGATGAAGAACGCTTCGAGTATGACAAATAATCTTCCTAGATTTTAAAAAATAAAAAAACCCACTCAATTTGAGTGGGTTTTTTATTATTAATAATATTAATATCCAGTGATAAGTGGAGGAGTAATTGAGAAATTTTGGTCAATGTATTCATCAACGAAATAATCATAAATAAAATCAGCTTGAACACTCTCAATAGTATTATTAGCCGACCAATCTAGTGAGTAACCACCCAATTGTTTGATTTGAACATTTTGATATGTTACACGTCTCAATACAACACCCTTTTTATCATGTTGATTAACGATAACTGTACCAATACAATCTGATTTGTAATGTAATGAACCATTTTGAGAGTTAAATACTAAGTCATACCAAGCTTTTAAAGTTGCCCATGTCTCCATAGAACCAGCTTGATTAACATTAACTTGAAATTTAATGTTGAAATCACCACTAGTTTTAGTTGGAGTAGTATTAAATACTCTTGTAGAATATTTAAATTTTTGCTCTTTTTGACCAAAATCAAATTGAGTTAAGTTCATGTCAATGTTAGTAGCATTCTCTAACAAAAGTAAAGTATTTCTACCCTGAGCTGTTAAAATGTTTGGTAACACAAATGTTATCTCAAACAAATTTAAGTAAACGATCTCATCTGGTAAAGAACCAGGACCCCCTGCTGCTCCAGCCCCGTGTATCTGTGTATAATGTGGAAGTGGCATATTTTTTTAATTATTTTTTTTAATTGTAAACAATTATAAAGTATATATTTTTATTTTTTTTTCTCTTGTTTTTTCTATACTTACATGATTATATATTAAGATAAAAAACTAATTTTTTTCCATTTTTACTATAACAACCAATCACACCAAGATGTCCAACCACTTTCTTTGTATATTTTTTGTGGATTACTTGGTATATTCTTAGGTCTTATTGTTTTAGAGAAAAAATTCCAATCTTTTTGTGTTTTAAGAGATAAATTAGACATATATGATTTGGCATCATCGAATGATAAAAACTTACTTTTCTTTTCAACTTTTATTTTTTTCTCATATGTACCCAAAAAGAATCCCTTATCATATTTTATATTATTCTTTTTACAACAATCGTAAATTTTTCGCCAAGTACACTCATATATTTTAGACAACTCTAATATTTTCATACCAGATTCAATATTCATTTTCAATTCATTCAAATCTATTTTAGATTTATTTGAACTATACAGTGGTGGATTAACAATTATATCATTACATTTATCATACTTTCTTTTTAAACCAAACTCAAATCCATTGGGGTACAAATATTTGTACAATGATTCAATCTCTTTGTATTTCTTAATTCTTATATAAGATGATTTATTTCCATTTTTAACAATAACACGTCTTATTTCATATTGTGTTATATTTAATAATTTAAATAAATTCTCAATGTGAGACCAATCTTGATCATAACATGATGTTACATAAAATTGTCTAGATTTATTCTTTAAATTAAAGTAAAAACAACCATCACCGTCAATCAAACCCTGATAAAAGAACCTTTTAATATCATCCGGTATTACTTCTAATAAAGTATTCGGAGAGGTATAAGATTTATTAATGAAATATTTAGATATGAAATTGTCATAGAATTCAACATTACAAAAGTAAATTGTCATCTGTGGTCTTCTATCAACACGTTGTCTCTCCATTGTACATATATTTAAGAAATCTATCCTTTTAATATATTCAAGTATTGTAATAGCATCATCTTTAACAATGGAAATACCAACTCTTTTTCTTTCAATAAACCCATCAGACCATAAGAATCCGAGATAATAAATAAAGTATTTATTATAAACTATTTTATCATATTCCATATAATGTATATATAAATTTGTATTGTCCCTATACACATTATAAAGAAAATAAAATATTTTACTATGAAAGTTTTTATGATAACTGATACACATTTTGGAATTTATCTGAATAATTTAGATAAATGGTTAAACATGATGGAGAATACAATTTATAATTTTCTAATACCACAATTAAAAAAAAATGTAAAGGATGGCGATATACTTATACATTTAGGTGATTTATTTGATAACAGAACGGCTATTCCAATAAACATATCAAATAAAGTAGAAAAGATACTTAAAGATATCTCCGATATTATACCAATTCACATAATGGTTGGAAACCACGATTTATTCAACAAGGGATCAAACGAAGTTAACTCTGTTAGATTATTCAGCTATATGAACAAAAATATTTCAGTATATGAAAATCCATCAAAAATAAAATTACAAAACAAAGATTTAATATTAATACCTTGGGTTGAAAAAAGAACAGACTTAATCAAATGTATAGAAAATAACCCAGGAGACTATCTATTCTGTCACTCAGATCTAAATGGTTGTAAAATGCATTTAAACTCGGTGGCTCATAGAAATGCAGATAAAATAGATGTTCACGAATTCAATAAATATAAAGAAGTTTTTAGTGGCCATGTGCACATCAAACAAACCAATAAAAATTTTAAATTTATAGGCAGTTTATGGCAAATGGATAGAAATGATACTGATGACCAAAAAGGTTTGACCACACTTGACTTAGAAACAGGTGTTGTTGATTTTATACCTAACAACTACTCACCAGTATTCAGAAAGTTCAGAGTAATAACCGAAGAGGATATTGATAGATTAGACGAGATTAAAGATACTAAGGACTACATAGATTTAGCCATATCAAACAATCTACTTA